TATTTGTGCCCATGTAGTACCGTCTTGCACTGTTGCCGTAACGTCTTTTTCTGTCATATTAACGTTACCTCCTGGAATATTAATATTAACACCGCCGTCTCCGTAATCATTTTTCCATTTTTTATAAATCTTTGGCTTGTTAATTCTTAAATAATCTTCTTGTTTCTTTGATTTAAAAGGCATTAACGTCTCCCATCTGGTCGTATGTCTAATCGTAAGTCACCTAATGTCCATGCTACATCGGTTGTCGTGCTTTGTATACGAATAACGGCTTGACGAGAACGTGCTCTTAAAAAGTTCTGATCGGTACTAGATGTTACAACATTAGTAGAGTTTGTACTTAAATCGCTTCCTGGAAAGTTTCGTGTCTTTACTACATAATCAATAGAGGCATTCGTTCCTGCTAAATCTACATCTGGAATAAGTCTATTAATAAACATAAACTCATTGCCATCACCTAAATCAAAATCGGCGGATTGAATGTAAGAACCCATAGCTTCTCCGTCAGCGTCCGTTCCTGTTTCTTGTATATAAATATATTCATTGCCATTTGCTGTGCCTGCCGCTCTTGGATTATCATGAATACTGTAGTCTACCCAAGCCGTACGAACCATTGACCCTATATCCCAAGTACCTTCTGTATAATTGTATTTAGCATAACGATCTATTTCTGTTGACCCAGAAGACACGTAAAACCAAAAGACTTCGTCAAACATCCGGTTAGATGCTGCAAAGAATTTAAAGCTTTGGCTAAGGTTAATATCGTCAAAAACATAACGTAATACTGTGCAAGGAATAATTTCTAGTCGCCCTGTATAAGCGTAGAAGTTTTCTCTATCCATCCAAAACACCCTGTCACCTACAGTTGTAACAGCATTTGGGCCTACAATAGAAACATTACTTGCTAATAATGTAAAACCAAATGTTAGTGGTGGCCCTACAAATCGCATAGCGTGTAAATTTGCATCGGTCCAAATTAATATTTCTTGTCTAGTTTTTTGCGCAGATATTATTTCAGAACCGGAAGATATACGTTGAGCCCCAGAAGTGTTTGTAGCTGTAGGAGTCCAATCAAAAGGTGCTTCTTGTGAAGACCATCGTACTTGTAATAAATCTTGAAGAGTTTCTCCCTGAGAGTTACAAGCAAAAGCTATAAGATGTCTATCAGATCCTGACACCATTATACGTCTGGTTATAGTAGGACAATTAGAAGCGCCTGTTTGAGACTCTAATGAAATAGCTCTTGCTGTTAAGCCTAATGTCTTATTCCAATAGTAAGGCGTGCCATCGTATACACTAAAAGCTAAGTCTTCCCCCCAATTATCTTGTGACCACAATCTAATGTTTTGTCCTGTAGAAGCTGTTGTTGATGCAGGATCTCCCCATCCTATAAAATCATTTGCTTCACGAACTACTTGGCCACCTGTATGAGAAACCGCCGCTGTACTTCTAACTCCACGTACAACTCCAGCATCTAAATTATTTCCTGTCTTTCCTGTATAAAGAATTAATTCGTCTTCTATATTAATTAACCCTACAAAAGTAACGGTATCTCCGCTTGCGTGTCCCGCAACAGTAGAGCCATCAGAGTTTCTAGTTAAATCTCCCAACGTATTAACGCTTTTAGTTCCGTAACGAATGTACTCGTTATTAATTTTAATAGTGCCTGTCGTAGGTAAAACAGCTCCATTGCTTACGGGAACGGAGGAACTAAACGTTGTTATAGCCGCACTTAATGTTGTAGAGGCTGTATTGAAATAGGAAGCGTTTACTAAAGGAATGCTTGTAACAGAGTTAGAAATACCAGAAGATAAGGTAGTAGCAGAATAACTAGAAGTTATTCCTCCCCAAAACCCAGCTCCAAAACCTGTTCCTGATACTACCGTGTTTAATCCGGTATTTATTTGGTATTCCGCAGAAATAGAAGCGCCACCACCAGCTACAGAACCACTGTTTGCTGTGCCGCCGGTATTTATTTTATAAGAATTAGCGTCTATAACCTGTGTAATTTGTTGTTCTTTATTTAAGTCACCTGTGGTAAGACTATCAAACCCTGTAGCGCCACTATACGTTACAAAATCATTAACAACTGCGCCATGCGCTATATCAGTAACGGTAATTATTCCGTTTCCTGCTGTGCTTAAAAAAGGATTATTACTTAAAGCAACTGTTTTACGAATAGGAGTAATATCATTATAGCCTCCTCCTTGCTCAATATAAAACTTAAACTCAGTTCCTAAACCCATAAATTGAGAATTATCTAATGCTGCCCATACATGCAAAGAACGGCCTGTGCCTTGAAAAGCCGTACTACTTAATCGTGCCCAACCACCCATCTTCTCTGGGCGACCTTTACGAAAGCGAATAAGATCAGAATCGTACCATCCGTTTTCGGCTCCATAAGAAGTAGTCTCACGGTTAACGCCTGGTTTAAATACTATTCGCGCTAAAGGCATAGTTAACTCCCTACATTAGTTTTTTTAGGGCGACCTTTTTTACGTTTAGGAGTCACCACAGGCCCACATTTACAACGTGCTCCAAATATTTTGTCAAATAGCCTTATATACCATAGAGCCATAAGTTATCTCCTATAAGATTTTACATTAGCATCTGTTGTCCACGATTGAACTTTAGCTATTACATTAACAGTATTATCAGCATTATATGTTGTTGTATGAAGAGCGATAAAAGCAGCCATGTCTGCTGCTCCATCTAAAGCTGCTGCTATGCTTGCATGATCGGTGCGAATTGCTGCCATATATGTTATTACTGCTGAAGGAATTGCTGTCTCTGCTGTAACTTTGCGTTCTATTAACCATGAAAAACCAGACAAGTAACTATTTGCTTCCACAGTAGCTTGCTCTTTTGCTTTAGTTTTTAAGCCATAATTAATTTTTTTTGTAGTACCGTCCAACTCAAACATTTGATTGTTAGACTCATCTTTAGCATCTTCGTCAGCTAGTTTTCTATCCGCAGATTTAGTTATTGTTTCAACTACTTTGTTCCCATCAACAGCATAAGTTGGGTCATTAGAAACATAATAGTTATTATCTAGTTGTGCTGCTATTGTAACAGGATATATTTTTAAAGTTAATTTATTAGAATCAGACATCGCATTTAATTCTGCCTTATCATAATGTCTATTATTTATAGTTATTTTCGAAGGAAAAGCCCCATAAACATTGGTTACATTATTTGAGTCGTTTACTAAAGCCCACATTTTATTTTTCTCCTTTGTTAATTATCTTGCTGTTGCGTATTTAAATGGATTTTCTGCAAATGCTAAGTATACAAATGTAGTTGTTTGATTCCAAGGTGTTTGTGAATCTCTCATTTTAAAACCATTTGAAAGAAGGTCTATCTTAACACTAGCACCCGTATCGTATGCCGCTGAACTATTAGGTGATAATGAACTTTGTGTTATATTAAAAGGTGATCTGTGAATATCTTGTTGTCTCCAATTTCCTGCTACTAAAGGTTTGTTCAGTACAAAAGCAGGTCTGAATCCTGTATAAACAAATGTCCCATCTGCATTACCATTTCCAACGTATGAATCTGATTTCATATAACCTTCTACATCTGCAAAACAATAAGCAATATATGTTCTACCACTATGATTTGTTTCCGTGTTATCACCTAGGTAAACAAGACTACTTGATGGAGTTGTGTTTTGCCACATAGTAGCACTTCCAAAGGCTGCATCAGTATCTAAATAAGCATATTGTGTATTACCTGCACCTTTAGCATATACTGCCCAATTATTAGCACCATTAAGTTGTTTAACCCAAACCATAGTAGGAGCAGAACTTAACCCATGTCCTATAGTACCCGTTCCACCTGCACCACTATAAGTAGAAATAGAAAGTCCACCACTAGGGTCAACTTGTTGTGTTACATTTACTGAACCTGTAGAATTTGTAGAGGTTGTTCCTCCATTGGCTCTCCACATCCACATTTGATAAGTAGAACCTGTACTATTCAACCAAGACCCACTAGATATACCCACAGATGTAGCACCTACTGATGTAACATTACCTTGAGGAAGTACTGATTCTGCAGCATTAGTATTTGTTATTATAACTTTATTATCTGTTATTACTCTATTAGAGTCGAGTACATACCAATCTTGTTGATAATTCCATTGCCTATTAAATATAAGATCTGGTTGATTTGCTGTAGTTATAGTTCTAGCAGTTAAATTACCTCCATACCCAGACATAAAAAATAATTCTTTTGGAAAATCGTCATCAGTTTGTGCAGGATCTATTGAAGCTGGTATTGGTAAGTTACCAGCACATAAAGCTAAGAATCCTGATGCTATAGTTTTTGGAGTATAATAAAAATTACCATAACCTGTATCATCACTATTTCCTTGTGCTGTCTTTGCTCCTGCGAAAGTTCCGTCAGATCCTGCGTTTAATATAGATGTTCCACTTCCATTATACCCACCAACCCATAAAGATAGATCTCTTCCTGCTGTAAAAGTATCTCCCGGATAAGCTCCTGTTGCTGGATTACCACTATTAAACCAAGTTCCATTTTTACCCCACCAAATTTTTCCTGCATCTATATCTACTGCTATATTACAAATATCCCCATTACCAAAACCACTACCATAACTAGCACCAGAAGAAGCATCAAACTTATATATATTGCCGTTTGTCTGTGCAATAAAAGCTGTGAAACCAT